TGGGCGCGGACGCCACGACCGGCCTCAAGCCCCTGCACATACGAGCCGAGGATGTTGACCGGCTCCAGTTGGGTTGCACCGATGACTGCCATGACTTACCCCATATTCCCGTATTGCGGGCCCATGTAATTCACCGCTTGAAGGTTGGCGCCGCTCGGCGCGCCGCCGGTCGGGCCAAAGTACCCGCCCCGGTAGAGGCCATAACCAGTAGCTGCCTGCCCCAGCGCCTGCGCAAGTGCGTTCGATTGGCCGAGGTAGCCCGACGCGCGAGCCTGCCCGGCGCCCATCATCAGGTTGCTGACGTTGGCGCCCATCTGGCCAGCCTGACCAGCCACCTGTTGCGTGGCCGTCTGACCGGCGCCATAGAGGCTGCCAAGGGCGCCAAGACGGTTGCCAAGCAACGCCTGCGCGCGATTAAAGGCGTTCATGTACTCCTGCGAGCCCATCTCCTGCCCATAACGCACGCCAGCGCGGATCGCCCCGCCGCCGAGCAACTGTCCTCGGGCGGCTTGCATGCGCTCTAGCGCCTTCTCGCCTTCGGCAAGACGAAACGCGTAGCCGGGATCGACCTGCATCTGCTCCGCCGTAAAGGGCTGCCCCAGCGTGCCGTAGCCCGCCGTACCCGGCTCACCGCCGATACCCAGCATCCGCATCAGTTCATTCTGCGATGCAATACCGGCTTGGCGAAACGGCTCTTGTAGCTCAACCTGCCGTTCAAATGTTTCACGTTGAACTTGAGCGGCCTGGTCGGCGGCCTGTGTCTGCGCTCTGGCGGCCTTGCTGGCCCCCCGCGACGCGACGGCACCGCCAATAACGGCACTGCCTAGAATTGCTGCTGCGGTTCCAATGGCCATTACGCCACCTCTCTCATATACGTGCGTTCCATAGGACGAAACCCTTTCCGTGCATACAGACTAGCCATCTTGCCTGCGCGGTCATCTTCAAGGGCAATCATAAAAAGAGCTGTTGCATTTTTTGCGATTGCCCACGATTCAATCATATCGTACATAGCTTGACCTGCCCCTTTGCCCCGCGCTTCGGGGGTCAGCCACCACCACAACTCCTGCACTACCATATTGGAAGGGCTGAAGTACATAGGGTAAAACAATGCGCCGGCGATTCCAATAATTTCGCCGTTGTCTTCGGCCAGCCACACACCGATGTTAGGGTTCTGCACGGCCTGTAAGAAAAAGTCGGCATAGCCCTCATCGTCAAACGGAATAACGCCATGCACCGGGGACGCCGCGTGAAACGCCTGCGCAAGCGGCAGGTAACGCGGCAAGTCCTCGGCGATGGCGCTGCGGACAATCACGAAATCTCCCGACCCGAAGCGCGGATGTTAATGGCCGTAGCCGTGCCCGCCAACGTCGAGATTGCCCCGCCTGGCGCAAGCACCTGCCCGACCAGTTCGGGGAACGTGTACGTCTCCGACGGCAGCAGGGTCTTGGTCTTAACAATCAAGTTCTGATTACCGGCGTTGTCAAACGACGTGACAAGGTTGACCGACAGCACCGCAGCCGCGCTGCTGTAGTTGGTAGCCGTAAACTTGTCAATAATGGCCGACACGTTAGTCGCCGTGTACTGCGTCGTCTGGCTGGACTCGGCAATTTTTGCGGGGATTAGGACTCTGATGCTAACTGCCATATGTCACCTTAGAATGTAAAGACAAACCGCACGCGGCCTGCAAGTCCGGCGTCGCCGCCGAAAAAGAATCCACCGTTACCGCCTGCACCTGCCGTTAGGCTGGCATCGCCGGCAATTCCTGCCGCACCAGTTTGGGTGAAAAATGCTCCGCCGTTACCCGTTGTGTTGGAGGTATTGCCACCCGTAGCTGTACCGCCAGCACCTTGACTAGCAAACTCCCCCGAATCGCCGCCGTTACCGCCGTTAGCGGTCATGGTCGTAATGGTATAGGGAGTCCCCGAAGTGCCGCTCGACACGTTAGAGAACGTGCCCGAGTTGCCGTTGGGCGAAAACTCCGTACCGCCCGCGCCGCCCGATCCGACAATGTAGTTGATGGTTTTACCGTCTTGCCCCGACAACGACAAAATGGTCTTAACGTAGCCGCCGCCGCCACCGCCGCCGCCTGCAAACACTTCAGGCTCGCCGGGGGCAATAAATCCGCTGTAACCGTATCCGCCGCCGCCGCCGGCGCCCCAGACTTGGATGGTTACGCCTAAAGCGCCCACGGGGATAGCAACGGACCCGGCTCCCGGCTCAGAAAAGTCAAACACGCCAGCCCCAGCCCCGCCAGAGCTGCCGTTAATGAACGCAACAAGGGTGGCGCCGCTCATTAGGTCAAGCCCGCTCCGCTGATGAGCCAAGAAGTCGCGCCAATCTTGATGCACGTCGCCACACCGTTCCGCGCAAGTGTCCGCGTGCCGGTCGTGGTGCTGTTAACCAGCGTCAAGGTGTCAGAGGTAATCGCAATCGACAGCGCAGTGCTGTTGACGTTAATCACAATAAACACCGTGCCCGTCGGAAAAGGCACAGTTGAGTTGGCCGGAATAGTCAGCGTCACGCTGCTGCCGTTCATTACGAGGGTTTTACCCGCGTCCGAAGCGACAAGAGTGTAGCCCGTCGTTTGGCTGTTAAGTGGCGCCTCGCGGTATCCGACCGGAAAGTTGGTGTTGCTCGGCGCGTTGTCTGGAATCAACGCCGTGCCGGTAAACGTCGGGCTTGCGATTGGGGCGTAGGTCGCAGCAGCGGTCGCCGTTGACAACGCATCGGTAATGCCGTAGCCCGAAAGCGTCGTCGGTGTACCCGTGACGTTTGACCAGCTAATGCCCGAAACCGTCAAATCGTTAACGCCCGAGATGTCATCGTACGTGCCGATTTGCGCGCCAGTCGCCGTTTGCAGGATGAACTTGTAGCTGACCGCCTCGGACAGCCAAATCTCCGCCGGCACGCGGCCTTCGGAGTTGAGCACGATGGGGTTAGTGTGCGCTGTACCGCCACCAATGCTGGTGTAGGTCGCCTCTGGCGTCGTGGTGCCCGCCGTGTAGGTAAAGATGCGACCGCCCGCAAGCGGGTTGCCCGCACCGTCAAAAAACTGTGTGCCGGCACCGGCCAGCGGGGAAAGGAATACGGTCATATATACACCTGCATCACGGTCAATATGATAGATGGAATCGCGGGCACAGGGGCCACCGCCGCAAAGTGCTGCAACTGCACATCAAGACTGTCAACGGAAAAGAATAACTGAAAGTAGTCACCGTTGGACAGCGGCAAGAAAAAGTTTGCAGCCGAGAAGATTTCGGCGTTGTTGCCCTGAATTTGAACCAACGACCCAGAATTAGCGACTGCCGTACCGTTAATGGCGGGCCAAATGTAAAACTTGCCGGTACCGCCTGAAGTCTTGTCCACCTGAATGGAAAACTGCACGTTGTAAATGGCAGGCCGCGAGACTTTAATCTTGCTGCTATCCGCCGGATCACGGTAAATGCCATACGCCGTGTCGGCATTGTTGTAAGTGATGGCTTTAGCCGTATTAATGACGGTCGCCGCTTGAGTCTGGGTTGAAAAGAACGACCCGAAACTTACGGGTGTAAACTCTAACCGGGGCGGCCCTAACTCTAGCGCGTCAATACGCGTCTGCGCTGCGGCGAGCTCGGCTTCAGTCGCAGCGTCGCTATATGGCGCAAGTTCAAGGTCCGCGAGCGAGATGGCGGTTGTGCCGCCGCCCGTCAGTTGAAACTGGTTGTTAAGAAACCGGAACCACTCGCGCGAGATTACGCCCGTACGCTCGTCTACAAACGGCACGCGAGGTGCCGGAATGTTAGTCGTGTTAGGTACGGTCATGCGGTAGTCGGGCTAAGCTGTAGCTCCGCTCCCATGATAGCCACGATAACGGGGTCAGTCCCCGAGGCTTCATATACGCGATCGCGCGACTTCATCGTCGCGCCGAGCCGACGCCAGATGACGCGGGTTTGCGTGGTGCCAATCGGCCCCATGTCGCGCCAGTATTCGTTGCTCCAAGTATGGCCGCCATCGTCGGACCAGCGCAGCATGACCTGGGGGTCGGTGCCGACGTTCGGGCCAATCAACGCATAAAGCGAACTTGGTGTGGTGTTAGGCGCTACAGCCTGGTTAGTCTCAATCTCAACCGCGCCTTCAGTTGACAGAATCAAATCCAGCGCCGATGAGGACGCATCACCCGAAAGGCCCACACCCGTCTGGCAGTCAAGTTGCAACTGGTGATGGATTGTACGGGTCAGGTTGTTCTGCCCGGTGGGCAGCGCGCGCCAGCGGCGCAGCCACTTCTGTACTACGCCAGCGTCTAAGTACACATTTAGTTTGAACTGGTAAATGTTGCCGTTTTGGAAGTCGCCAACGGTCGGATAGCCGTTGAAGGCTGCATGGCAGTTAGACCGATGGCGCTTGTATTCGCCGTTAACGAGCGCGGCACGTTCGTGCCATGCGCCAGTCGCGGCATCAAACACCCACGTCGTATCGGCGGACGGAAAAATCAACACGTAAAATGCGTGGCCGTCTTGCTGGTATGTGTACGCCAGCGCGTCGGACATATCGCTGTATTGCTGAATAGCAAACTCAACGGCGTGCGTCGACACGCGCGCGGCCTGATAGCCATTCGCGCGGTAAACGATCCCGCGTCCGCGTGCGTCCGACCCTAGCCAAAAAACGGTGTTGTCGAGCTTGGCGACCGAATACGGCGCAACGCAGCCGACTTCGTTGTAGGCGCCTTGGATGCGTTCTAACGGAAAATCGATGTTGCCCGAGTTGTACCAAACTTCGGTTGAGTTAGTGCCAAAGAGCCACGCTTCGCGGTGGTCAATCATCACAGCCACAAGGCCGTCAGGCGAACCTTCTGCCGACGCGAAGTCAAGCGGGTCAACAGACAAGCCGTCAAGCAGTTTTGTTACCCAAATGCGCTGGCTATTAGGCTCGTTAAAAACAAAATACCCATCCAGATACCCCACGGTGACGGCACCGGGGAAGTCTGGATCGGTAATCTGAGCAAATACGCCCGTTGTAAAGTTGTAAATGTATCCGTCTGGGTTACACGCCACAAACAGTTGCAAACCATTGTCGGCCATCGACACCGGACCGGTGCCGGTAATGTCACCGAGTTTGGTGATGGCAATGCTGGGCGTCATCTTGAACAACTCATTGCCAGAAGCAATGTAAATGTCGTTCTCACGGTTCCACAGCCCTCGAATCGGGCCGGAACCTACGGACGCGATAAGCTCCATGCCTGGGCAGCGTTGCAGATACGCGGGTTCCTTGCCGCCCTCGGGGATAACCTCGGGGTACAAGTTAACCATACGCGCGTCTGCCGCATTAGGGCTGCGCAGGACGTACGATGAGCCGAGGATCGGCGTTTTCATGGCTTAGGCGACGGTCGCGCCGTTGTTCGACACGATCCACCAATCAGTGCCGAGGAACTGCAACAAAACGCTGTTACCCACGGCGCTAAACGTAATCGTCGTGCCGTTGCCAAAGTTGGTCGGCGTCAACACGCCCGTGTCGGCACCTGCGGCTTCGGCGACATACACAATTGCCTTGAGCTGCCCCGCCACACCGTCAGCCAGCGTCAATGCGTTGCCTGTAGCCGTAGATGTAAACGCGGTCGTTACCGTTGTGACGTTAACGGCGCCGGGGCCAGAGAGCGCTTGCACGCTGCCGACCACAGCGCCCGCAAAGGTCTGCGTGCCAGTGAACGTCTGCGCGGCGTCCGTGCGTGCGACTGACGCGCTCGTAGACGGAAACGTCATCGTTGTGGCGTCGGTTCCGGCAAGCGTGATTGAGTTGTTGCACGTCAGCGTCTTGCCGTTAGCGATCGTCAACGTAGCCGACGTAGCCGGTGCAGTAATAGCAACCTTGTTAACGCTGGTAGCTGTAGCTACACCAAGCGCCGGCGTCACAAGCGTGGGGCTTGTCAACGTAACGCTCGTAAACAAGTTGGTGTTGGTAATCTTTTTGGTCAGGTTGCCTTGGACCAGCACAAATTCGTCCGCGCCCGAAGACGAGGACGTTGCCGGAAGGTTAGAGATGGTGATTTTAGTCGCCATAGTTAGAAGTTCCCGGCGTAAATGTTGTAGCGGTTCCGACGTGCCATGAGACTGTACGGCATGCCCATTACGTCGTCGGGGTTGTTGATACGCTTCAGATTGCGCTTGCTATACATTGCAACTCGGCGCACTTCAGCGGATGGCTCTACATTGAACTCCGGTGCAAGCTCAAGCGCCAAGTTGTAACGGAACGCACGCAAGTACCCCGGTGGAAACTGAAGCTCGGTGTCAAGTGACGCGGGCTCAGTCAACGGTTGGACGGAGACAAAATGGAACTCCATCTCGCGTGTGGGTACAGGGTATACCGACAGCGTAATGTTGGGGAACGTCATGTTCACAAACATGACCTGCGGGTATGTGCTCGTTACGGTTTTAACTGCGATGTTGTTGTACTGAAGCTGGTTAATAAACCGAAGCCCGTACGCCACGTTTGTTGAGGGATCGCGAAAATACGTAGAGTCTTCTAGCAAAATAGGCCGCGAAGATACCGGCGAGCCTTCAACAGCAATTTCGTTGTTGTTTTGCGTGCTCATTGGATCGTTAGCTTGCGTACCCAACAAAAACGTAAAGTCACCTGTCGGGCCCAACGTGCGCACACGCTCGTTAGCCGGCCACAGATAGACTTGATCTTCGGTGCAGAACACGGCCAATCGCTCGGTGTTCCAGCTATCAATCATCTGGTTCAATGCGATCAGATTGTCTTGATAGACGGCTTCCGGTAACACGTTACCAGAATTGACAAGGCCCAAAAGTCGATGTGCGCCGCCCAAAAGCTCACGGGTAGTTGTCATACGTCACCTTAAATTGGGGGCATGTTAAAAGTCGTATTCGTATTCGGCACGTTATCGGTCTTGTTAACCGGCAACGGCTGGATATTCGTACGAATCAAGCTGTCCAAATCCGCACGCAGATTAGCGATAATTTCAGGCTTGACTTGCGAGCCGTACTCTGGCGCAAGTTCCATAGCCAACGACAGTTCCAACAGCCGTTGGTAGCCTGGCGGCAAATACTGCGTGTCTACTAACGTCAGATACTTTTCAATCATGCGCTCCGCTTTAATGACAAGCGGGACTGCGGCATTAGGCGTCGGGTAAAGCAAAATCTCCCCGAACGGAATGTTAGGGCGATACAGCAACTTAGTCGGCGTGCCTAGTTCAGCCTTGTTGCGAATGTTTGTCCAGTATTGCTCGGTAATGATGGCAAGCGGCGTATCAACACCGCTGATGCGAACAAAAGCACCGACAATACGGATAGGACGCGCCGTATTAAAGTTAGGCACGTCGGTCGTATCGGGATCGTTACCAATCGTGTACGTGTTTCGCCCCGGCATAAGCGTAAACTGCTCTGCCTGAGTGCAGAAATAATACTGCGGGTTAGCCGAAAGCGAATCAATAATCGAATTCAGGCTGTAGAGCGAATCTTGCGCTTCATCAGCCGTCGTCGTTTCGCCAGACGCCAATACGCCCAACAATCGCACCGACTTGTTGATAAGGCTTTGGGCTGTTACAGCCATTGTGTAGCCCTCTAGGCTTCAGCCGCTACTGCCTTGCGGCGACGCTTCAACTGGTTTGGCTCCGGCGACGCAACAGGCTCATCCTGCCGC